GCAGAATTCAGCCTGAATTGATTAGCAAGTGGGAAGCCTCATACAATCGCATTTTAGATAAGTGGGCATAAGTGGCAAGAGATACCAGAACTTTATCGCTTAAGATCCTTGCGGATATTGATGATCTTAAGAATAAATTAAATCAAGCTGATAATGCTGTTGAAACTAACAGCGAAAAGATTTCAGCATTTGGAAAAAAGGCTGCTGCTGCATTTGCGGTCGCTGCTGCTGCTGCCGTTGCCTATGGCACTAAATTAGCCGTTGACGGGGTCAAGGCTGCAATAGAGGATGAGCAAGCGCAACTTAGATTGGCTGCTGCATTACGAAGCGCAACAGGTGCAACTGAGGGTCAAATTAAGGCAACAGAAGATTTCATTCTTAAAACATCGTTAGCCACAGGCGTTGCAGATGATCAGCTTCGTCCAGCCATGCAAAGATTGGCAGTATCTACAAAAGATACAGAGGAAGCCCAAAGATTATTAGGACTTGCTTTAGATATTTCAAAAGGTCGAGGATTAGATTTAGAGCAAGTTGCAAATGCATTGGGTCGTGCTCAGGATGGCAATACTGCATCACTTGGCAGATTAGGTCTTGGATTATCAAAAGCCGAACTTGCAACATTAACTTTCACAGAGATTCAAACTAAATTATCTGATCTTTATGGTGGCGCAGCAGCTACAAACGCAGAAACTTTTCAAGGCAAGATTGATAGATTAAAGGTTGGATTTGATGAGGCAAAGGAAAGTCTAGGAACAGCATTATTGCCACAGGTCGAGAAGTTTATTACATTTATTAACGATGTTGGTGTTCCAGCACTTAACGGATTTATTGCAGGACTTACAGGCGATGCAGGATTAAACGCAGCATTGTCAGAAACCCAGCAAGGTGCTGCAAGTTTTGGCAGAACCATTGCAAGTATCTCAGGCATCATTTCAGGATTTATAACATTCTTAAGAGAAGCAATTGGCTTGGTTGTATCACTTGCAAATGAACTTATTAGAGCAGTTAATATAATTCCCGGAGTTAATATCGGTGCATTACCTAACCCAGCACCATCAGCAGGTAGATCATCATTGCCAACAGTTCCTAGAGGCGGATCAAACTTTACTTACGGATCAGGCAATCCAGTTAATATTACAGTCAATGCAATAGATGGCGAAGGTGCTGCAAGAGCTGTGGCTAAGGTGGTAAATCAAAGCGCATCAAGATCAACACCATCAATATCACAGACAGCATTACGAGATAGATAATGACTGCATGGTCGCCTGATTGGAAACTCACAGTTGCAGGTGTTGATTACACAGACATTGTAATAAGTGATATTCAGCATCAAGCTGGTCGCGATGACATTTACCAGCAACCAAATCCATCTTATTTGCAAATTACATTTGTGGCGTTGTCTGGTCAAACCTTGCCATTTGACATTAACGATAGTTTAAGTCTGCAAGTTAAAAACACATCAGCGGCTTATGTCAATATATTTGGTGGAGATTTAACAGATATTACAGTTAGCGTTGGCGCAACTGGATCAAATGCAACTGTTATTGAATACACAGTCCTTGCAATGGGATCACTTGTTAAGTTAGCAAAAGAATTATATTCCGATGCTGTTTCACAAGATGAGGATGGCAATCAAATCTATGACTTATTGTCCAGCGTATTGCTTGGAACTTGGAATGATGTGCCAGCAGCTACAACTTGGGCAGGATACGATGCAACTGAAACATGGGCTAATGCGCTAAATCTTGGACTTGGTGAGATTGACACTCCGGGCTTATACACAATGCAAAATCGAAGTGGCACAGAAACGCCAGATACGATTTACAACATTGCAAGCCTGATTGCTAACTCAGCATTTGGTTATTTATATGAGGACAATGAAGGAAACATTGGGTATGCCGATGCAGACCACAGGCAGAATTATTTGCTCACATACGGATATGTTGATCTTGATGCTAGACATGCACTTGGTCAAGGTTTAAGCACAATTACTCGATCAGGTGATATTCGCAATGACATTATAATCAACTATGGTTCAAATTTTGGTTTAGAAAAAACTGCAACTTCTGCAACATCAATTGCAACTTATGGTTACAAAGCCGAAAGCGTGCAATCGACTATTCATTCAGCTGTGGATGCTCAAGCTGTGGCAGATCGCTATATTGCACAAAGAGCCTTCCCACAACCAGCATTTCAAAGCATTACTTTCCCAATCACAAATCCAGAGATTGACAATAGTGATCGGGATAATCTGCTTGGCGTATTTATGGGGCAACCTCTAAACATTCAAAACCTACCTGCACAAATCTCAAGCGGTGAGTTTGAAGGATATGTTGAAGGCTGGTCATGGAGCACTAGGTTTAACGAATTATTCCTGACGATCAACTTGTCGCCTGTGGCATTTAGCCAAGTGGCGATGAGATGGAATACAACACCAATTACAGAGGCATGGAACACTTTAAGCCCTACATTGACATGGGAATACGCTACAATCGTAGCCTGAGATAAAGGACAATATGGCAACCACTACCAATTATGGCTGGACTACACCAGACGATACCGCGCTGGTTAAAGATGGCGCAGCTGCTATCCGCACGCTTGGTTCATCTATTGATACGACAACAAAAAACTTAAATCCTGAAACAACTCTTGGCGATCTTGCGTATCGTTCATCTACTGCCAATGTTAAAACTAGATTGGCTTTAGGAACTGCAAACCAGCAATTGCGTGTTAATGCAGGTGCAACTGCTCCAGAATGGTTTACTCCTGCTGCTGCTGGTGGAATGGTTTTATTAACTACACACTCATTAAGCGGTTCAACTTCAACAATCTCTAGCATTAGCGGAAGTTACAAATCTTTATTTGGTGTAATTACTGGTGCAGTAACAAATGGTAGTGCTGCAAATTGGAAAATAGACCCAAATGGAACCACAACAATTACTAGTACCGTAACTATGGAAGGTAATAATACAGCAGTAAATAATTATAATTATACAGGAACTTGGTATATGACTATTGCTGCTACTAGTAAAGTAAGTGGCGGCGACAATTCTTGGTCATTTACAATAGATAATTATGCTTCAACTACAAATCACAAACCAGTTAAAATGTATGGTCAATGGGCTGAACCTAATAATAATAAAGCATCAATGAATAATGGCGGTGGTATTTATACAAATTCAGCAATTACATCTTTAGACTTTGTAACACTTTCAGGTTCTTGGACAGCAGGAACCGTTCTACTATACGGAGTATCATAAAATGGCTAAACCTACAATACAAATACACAATATTGAAACAGGCGAAATTGTTGAAAGAGAAATGAATGCTGCCGAGTTAAAAAATTACAACGAAGGTATTAAATTGGCTGATGATTTGAAAGCCAAAGCCGAAGCAAATGCAATCGCTAAGGCAGCAATCCTTGATCGCATTGGTTTAACTGCTGATGAACTTAAAACGATACTTGGCTAATGAAGGCTTGGTTATCTAAAGCAGCTGTTCAGTTAAGAGAGCAAACTGATGATTGCTTCCCAGACCGTTTGCGTAAATCTGATGGGTGGATTGGTGATGCTAGACATAGCACACGAAAAAGCGATCACAACCCAGATGCAACAGGATGCGTGCGTGCAATCGATATTGACGCTCGGCTTTCTGACGACAAAGGGCTTTCAACATATTTGGCAGATCAGATTAGATCCTATGGGAAAACTAGTGGGCGCATCAGTTATGTAATACATCAAAGCCGTATTGCATCGCCTTTACTTGGTTGGCGTTGGCGTAAATATAAAGGCAATCCCCACAATCATCACATCCATGTATCTTTCAAAAAAGATCAGGACAACAATTCAGAGTTCTTTAATATCCCACTACTAGGAGGCAAATAATGAAACTAAGCAACAAGCACAAAGCAGCAATTAAGTCATATCTTAGAGCTGTTGCAGCTTCTGGTATTACTGTCCTATTAGCAATCGCAGCCGATATCCGATCAGAGTATGCAATTCTGCTTGGTTCAATAGTTGCACCTGTTGCTAAAGCAATTGATCCAAGTTCAGGAAAAGAAGCTGATTATGGACTTAATGCGAAATGACAGCAAACGAATGGGTTGGTATAGCCGTTGGCGTATGCGCCATCTCAACAAGTTTATTACTGGGTCTGCGTTGGGTTATTAAATCCTACTTGCAAGAACTCAAGCCTAATGGTGGCTCAAGCATGAAGGATCAATTAAGCAGATTAGAACAGCGTGTTGATGATCTGTATTCTTTAATAGTTAAGCGATAATTTATTTTATGGCGAACACACGAAAACCTATCAAACGCAAAAAGATCAATCGTCGCGTAGTTCGCCACTCTCCTGAACCATTATCAAAAATGGATCAACATTACTTGGCTTTACATTCTTGCTACACAGCTGCAAGGAAAGCAGGATTTTCGCCTGAGCACGCATTTTGGCTTATGACGGAAGTAAAAACATTTCCGAATTGGGTCGTAGGCGATGGTGGGATTATTCCTTCCATAGATCCAACTAGCGATGAGGATGACGATTAAGGCTAACCGTAGGTATCTTGTAACGCCTGACCTGCAAATTCCACTACACCATCCAAAAGCGGTGTCTAACCTAATTAAAATGGCAAGGCGTGAGAAGTTTGATTTTGTATTAAATGTTGGTGATGAAATGGATCTTGGCAGTCAGTCGCGTTGGGCAAAAAACACCAAGTTAGAGTTTGCAGAAACGCTTGATGAGGAAAGAAAACTAGGTCAAGAAATTCTTTACGATTTAGGCACGACAGATATAGTCAGATCAAATCATACGGATCGCATTTATCAAACATTGCTTAAAGGTGCGCCATCACTTATTGGATTGCCAGAATTAGATTATGCCAAGTTTATGGATTTTGCTGGATTGGGTATTCGCTTTCATAAGAGAGCCTACGAGTTTGAAAAGGGTTGGCACTTGGCTCATGGCGATGAGGGCAACATGTCTAAGCACGCAGGTATAACAGGGCTTAATTTAGCCAAGAAATGGCATTCTAGCGTAGTTTGTGGGCATTCGCATAGGCAGGGTGCAGTCCGACACCAAACTGGCTTAAACGGGCGTTATTCAACGATTTGGGGCATTGAGGCAGGACACCTTATGGATATGCGTAAAGCCTCTTATCTTAAATACAATTCAGCCGACTGGAACATGGGCTTCACCGTATTAAGTTTTGGCAATAAAGGACATCAAGTAGAGCTGATCCCAGTTAATCATGATGGCAGTTTTACATACAACCGAAGGACTTATGGGGCTTGAAACCGACTATCGGGATCGTTCGATTGATGATCATATCGATGAATTTGAGGATATTGGCGTTATCTAATCGTTATAAAACACGCCGAAAGTAATTAACCAAAGGTCATTGCTTTAGGTCATACTTTATGTATTCCACAACCGCTGTGGATATGTAAGGGAGCGACATGATAGAAACAACAACACCCTGGTTATGGCTTTATGCCATGCTTGGGATAGTAATAGGTTATGGCATTTACTCAACAATCAAAGATAATGCATTCCAGTCGGGTTACTGGAAAGGTCGTAAAGATGGTTACGACATGCACCGCAG